TCGAGGGACGCCACCGGGGTGCTCATCTCCTCTAGATTCTTAACCACCTCTTTAGCCGCGGCATTTACCCCTCGCTGCAACTCGGTAGGGGAGATTCCGGAAGCAATGAATCTCTGGGCTTCTTGAAGAATGGCGCGTGCCAGCACAGTTGCGGTGGTGGTGCCATCGCCCGCGGCGGCATTTGTTTCGACGGCTGCCTGTTTGATGATTTGAACTGATGCGTTCTCAAACGGATCGACACATGCCACAAAGTGTGCTACCGTCACACCATCTTTGGTGATAAAGGGAGTCTTTCCCTTTTCTTGGAGTAGAACATTGCGACCGCGTGGACCCAAAGTAGATGCCACATTATCTGCTAATATATTTGCACCTTTCATTATCTTTTGTTGTAGTGTTTGGTTGTCATCATATGCGCGACTCATTCATACCTCACAGTTGTATATATATTATAACCGCATGTGGTTAAGATGTCAAGGAATTTCTTCAGACTCGTCGCGACCAATTTCTGCCGTTAGTGACTGTTGAATTCTATTAGTATCATCAATACCCCGTTCGGCCGATTTAATCGCGCTTGAGCGGGCTTCTATGGTGAAGTACTTGTTGATGTTCTCAGACAAATCCTTCGTAGCGGAAAACAACTCCAATAGTTCTCCGTTTAAGTGCTGCATGCTGCGTGCGGCAACTTTCTCAATCTCGGCGGATGAGTATGGGAGTTCGCCAAGCTTTTTGTAATCAACAAAGTCAAAAGTGGGAAGCTGCTTAGCGCTAATAGCCCACTGTGTGCCTCCTTTAGATTCGGTTAGGAGGGTCCATTCTTCTCGAATCACCTCTTCTAAAGGTGTCTCCGGATCTTGGTCGAGGCCGCCTTCTTCTTGGGCGTTCTGGGTGGCGCGCTTCAAGCGCACTCTATCAGAATATCCGCGCGTCATCTGGAGGGCCGCATACCGTTCGGGCCAAGATGGAATTGACTTTAGATGCTCAATTGATTGTTCGGGGGTCATCCCGTCTAATTGAAACAAACCTTTGCCGGCGCCGCCCTCTTTTCCTTTCATCTTGCCTCGCGCATTTAGAACTAGTGCATCAATAAAGTTCTCTTGATTGAATGTAAACTCCTCAATAGCAATTGATTCGCCATCTTTGCGCGCCACAATATAAACCATCTTGCCAAATTCACCTATCCCGTCAATAAGATTGGTGAAGCTCCCTTCAATAACTCCTTCCATGCGAAGTAGCTTTAAACTAATGGGGACCGGATTATCTGTCTCCGTGAAAGCGATCAGGTCTTGGATGGGGAGATTTCCCTTTGCAGAAATTTCTGCCTCTTGCGTGCCCTGTAGAAGCGCAGCCAAGAACCCCTCAAAGACAAAGCCCGCCGATGCGGCGTTAAAGCTGCCAATAACTGCGCTCAAGGATTCTAAAATAATTAAAGAAGAAATAATACGACGGGGAGATCTAATACGATTCCCTTCGACAACAATTCGTTGAAGGAATTGTAACTTCCCCTCAATGGTGCGCCCGCCACCAATAACATTAAACAAACGAGTAATCTGTTTGCGCTCCATCGAGTTGGGATCCCCCCACGCTTCCGAAGGAGTAAACTTGGGCAATACTAAAAGAAACTCTTTGGCTTGGCTCTGCGCCATTTCTTGCAGAGGCGCTGAAGGTGCTGCGAAGTTCTTGTATACGGCATCAAGTGTTTCTTCCACCATTTCCATCAAGCCTTGAGGCGTAATCGTTCTCTTTTTCTTCGTATACTCTTGTTGGAGTATATTTCTTAAGTCAGACATTCAAAAACCTCAAATAATTATATCAGCTATACCTAATTCTACAGCTTCTTCTGCTGATAAATAGATATTCACCTTGCGTTGTAGCATCTTTTTGATGCTTTTGTTGGTCATTTTTGTTTCCGATACCAATGCGTTGATGTATTCTTCTTGAATTTGCTGAATTGCCTCCAACTCATTTATAACAGTGGGAAGCGCACCATGACCACCGCCGCTCACCGAATGAATCATTACGCGGCAATACTTGCCAATCTTGCGCTTGCCTTTGGTGCCGGCTGCTAAGAGCAACACGCCGGCTGACATTACTTTCCCTACTCCGATGGTGTGGATTTCTGTTTCTTCGCGTATCATTCGCATCATGTCGTACATGCCAAACATGTCATCAGCAGCCCCCCCGTTGGTTGAGATATAAAATTCAATGGGGCGTTTCTTATCTTCTGAGTCTTGGGGGCGGTTTGTCTCGTTCAGATAGAGCATGGCGTGAATTAGTTCTGCGATCTTTTCTTCGGCGACGTCGGTAAACAACCCCACTATACGCATCTCCGGCTCACCCTGCAGCACTGTTAGCTCCTCTGCGGTAGCCGGATCTAATACTACAATCTTGCTCGGCTTGGGCTCTCCGATTAAATCTTTTATGAGGTCTTTAATTTTTCCCATTAGTCTCGCATCCAAAATTCTAAAATCATTTCTTTGTTATCCATCAAGTGTTCCATCGAAGAGTCCCAATCATCAAACTCTATCGCAGTCTGAAAAAACGGCGGGTGCTCGCGCATTAATAGCTGAATGGAACGCTCTTTTAGTGCCCTGACGTCTTCATCAAACCTCAACTCAAATGAGGTGATTTGGGCGGCACCCTTTTCTGCACGAATCATATATTCCAGCATCATTTCGCGCGAATAAGACAGATTCTCTAATGCCTTAATCATTACCGACAGGTAAATCAAGTGAGATGCTTTGAGCATCTGAAGGCTTAGGCGCGTTGTTCGTACAAAGTAAAGCGCCTTAGACGCTATATATCCAAAGACAAAAACTAGAAAATATAACAGCCATTCCATGTGATCCCTCTAATACAAAATACAAATAACCACCAACAAGTTACTCTCTGGTGATTATTATACTACTGAATGAGTTTTTTGTCAAGTTACTTAGCCGTGATTCGGTTGAATATTCTTTCGGCAAGTTGAGTTGAAAGATCGTTTGTCTTCTTTTCCTTGACTAGTCTGGCGGCCACACGTCGTGCAACTTCGTTTACAAGGTCATCTTCATTCTCGTAAAGATCGCGACCACCGGGAAGCTCCTCTTCCTCTTCGGCGCCCAACTCTAACTCTTCACCACCAGGCAGTTCTAGGTCGGCTTCCACTTCTTCTTCTTCTTCACCTGCGTCCAAGTCTACCGTGGTGGGTTCACCCATCACGTCTTCCAGAGCAGTTTCAAGTGCGGACATAAAGTCATCGACGGAGACCATGTCGCCCCCACCATCTTCGGCTCCCAAATCGGCATCAAGGTCCCCTAATTCGTCGCCTTCTTCGCCGGCTAGTTCATCTTCTGCGCCCAACTCGTCTTCGGTGGCGCCAAGTTCAGCCTCTAGTTCGTCTTCCTCACCGCCGGCGCCCATGAGTCCTTCGTTTTGAGACTCGTCGTACCCAAACTCGGTGAGTCTTACTGGGTTAATGGGTCGCAAGCTAGCCAACTTCATAAACTGGCGAACCTGAGCCTCTGTTAATAGGGTTTTACGGGACATGGATTCTTCTCCTTAAAAATAGAATTTCACCAATAAATAGTATTTAAATTCACAATATACTATATTTGTCAAGAAAATAAAGAGTTTGCTTTCATTTTGCGTAAGGCGATAGTTTCAATCTGTTTAACCCGAGCAAACGAAATTCCCAAACGTTCTCCAATTTGTCTTAATGTCATTGGTCCGTGTTCGTAAATAGCAACTAAGCAACAATTATAATCTTCGGGATGTTCAATATAAAATTTACACTCCCTTTCTGCGCATGTAACTTTCTTTTCCATGCATTTTCTGCTACACCCCCGAAGACCACCCTTTTTCATAATTCGGGATACTCTTCCTCAAGAATATCGAAAATATTCTCGATCTCCCCATCATTGAGTCCTAAATCGTTCACGAGACTTTTCCCGCGGGTTCTAAGGGTCTTGGAGACACCTTTTCGTTTTTTAGAAAGGGTGCTTACTTCGTCAATATAATTTTGAAGTCGCTCATCTCCTTCGATGTATCCCCCCACGATAGCACGAAAAAATTCTGATTGTTTCATACCATCATGTTTAAGCCGTATTAACAGCTGGGCGTGGCGATGGTCGGTATCTGTGAATACTATCTTCTTGGTGTTTTTCCCGTAATCGCTCATGTTTCACCAGTCTCTTCGGTGAATGTGGGTGCCGCTTTCTGTTTGGCTAGCCCCGCTTTGTTGGATGAATTCTGCTTTGGCGTGGAGTTCACCAATCGTTCTCGCTCCCGAATAAGAAAAACCAGATCGGATCCCTCGTTGAAGATCTTCAAGAATGGAGGCAACTAGCCCGCGATAAGGTACGCGGCTCGCGACCCCCTCAAAAGAAGAGTATTTTCCTCTCCATTCTATTTGGGCTTCCTTACTAGCCATGCCGCGGTATATCTTCCAGCGGTGACCATCCTTATCTTGCATGACTTTGCCGGGCGTCTCTGCGGTGCCCGCCAATAAAGAACCGCACATCACAGCATCGGCGCCGGCAGCAAGAGCCTTCACAATATCTCCCGAAGTGCGGATCCCCCCATCAGCAATAATTTTTACATCGCGATCTGTCTGTGCGCACTCAAACACTGTTTCAAGCCCGGGCATGCCGTGTCCTGTTTGGGTGCGAGTGGAACATATGGAGCCTCCCCCAATATTGCAGCGCGCTGAGTCAGCACCCCAATCGGCTAGATCATTTATACCGGCGAGGGTGGCAACGTTTCCTGCCATAATGTGCATGTCTCCTAATATATTCCGCAGGGCGCCAATGGCTTCTTTTACAGAAAGGTGGTGTCCGTGGGCCACATCGACACACACAAAATCGATACCAACGGCGCGAAGGGCTGCAGCCCGGTTTAAAAAGTCTCCACTCACGCCGATAGCAGCCCCGACTGTCAGGGTAGGATTGCCTTCTTTGGCTTGAGAAACAATGGACACCTGTTCTTGAAGCGTGTTGTAGCGATGGATAATGGCTGCACCGCCGGAGATACCCATAGCCACTGCCATGTCTTTCTCTGAGATGGTGTCCATTGGTGATGATAAGATCGGAAGCTGAAGGGAGAGTCCCCGTCCCAAGTCTACCGACATGTCTACTTCGGTGCGGCTGCGGATGGTAGAGTATTGAGGGATCAATAGCACATCATCATACGAAAGGGTCTTTCTCACAGTGCCTCGCGATTTATAAATGATTTGATGTCTCTTACTTTATACCATGTCTTCTCGCTCGGTTTTTCAGGCTCTGGCATTATTCTAAAGGTAGACTTTCTCTTTCCGATGTTGGTGTGCACCACACAAATAGTGGGTACCCCTTGAAATTTTAAAATCTTCTCCGCTGTCGGATAGTCATCAATGTTAAATGCAAAAAAATGTAAATCATCATATCTGGCATCTTGAGAAATATCAAAATAATATTCTTGAAGCGCGTGACACATGTGACATTTATTAGAATAAAACTTTATAACGCAGGTGGCATCTTCTTTGATGCTTCCTTCGATTATTTGTTGTAGTGCTTCTCGGGAGAGTCTGTCAATTGCCATTTAATACCTCTTGTGTTTTTCGAATGCACTCGGGACAAAACAAGCGCACTGTTTCTTCACGCGCCACTACGGTCCATGATTGTACCATGCTTTTGTTTTGTTTGTCAAATTCTTGACGACAGGCGCTGCATTCCTCGGGTAACTTATTGAACTGAAAAATCTTTTCAGCCATTTCATCTGTGGCTTCTTTCCCCAATTTCTTTTCTAAATCGCGGCGAATTTTTCGGTTCACTTGTTTGTCCTTATTTTTCTAGAGACCGGCGCAAAGTGGGGGATTGCTCGGGTGTTATAACATGATCTTCCGGCGGAACCTCTTCGGGGGGTTCCTCTTCGACTATTGGGGTCTTCGCATATTCCAACAGCACACTTTGGTACTGCTGAAGCGTAATGAGACCCCCTTCAAGCTGGGCGAGTCTCAAAGCCGCGTTGGCGACCTTATCGGCATGCCCCTCGTGGGCGTCTTGCTTGCTTAGATCCTTAATTATTCCAAAAGTCTCCAGTGATTTTGCGCGCAATTGTAAAATTGCTGCATCTAAAATTTCCTCTGCTGCCATTGTTTGTCTCCTTATTTGTTAATGGTACCAAAAATTTGTTGTTGGTTGCTCCCGTCAAACACTATAACGGCTGACGGAAAAGGGGCACTGTTTTGACTATCGCCAAACTTTAGGCGCCCCTTGATAAAATATACTTCTTCTGCTTTCATTACATAGTTGTGCCAATACTTTGTATCGGTCCGGGACGGGATGAGCATTACTACCCTGGTATCTTTTTTCCGCGATTCGGTGTATCCCTTTTGAATCCACTTCTCTATTCCGCGACCATATGGAGGATTAACGAAACTTGTGCACCCTCCCCAGTCCTGTGTGAGTCCATTATCGTCTTCGCTGAAAAATCGAGTGCATTTCGTATTGTCGGCATCGGCACAGGGATCTAGGGTAAAGGGACCGAAGCGCCAATCCAACTTTTCAAAGAAGGCTTGGGGAGTTGACCATTCTCCTGTTTTAGAAGAAAACATTACTAGTTTAGTATTAGCGTCCATTTGTGCTCCCTAATGTTCCTTCACCACGACTACTGATGGTCATGGGATAGGTGTATAAATTTTCTTCGGCTGTTTCCACGGGACGAAAATGAACAACAGGCGTCATGACTAGTTGTGCAATTTTATCGCCGGGTTTAAGGGTTTGGCTTTCCACCCCTATGTTGTGTAGATTAACAAACACCTCCCCTTCGTAACCTGAATCGATTACACAGGCTCCTACTATGAGTTGGCGTGTGGCAGCTACACTGGACCGGTTCTTTACCTCCAGCATGTATCCGTGCGGAATAGCAAACTTTAAGCCCGTGGGGATGATCCGACTGCTCGTTGTGGCAATGTACATCTTATTGTGAGGGTTCTGTGGGGAATAAAATATATCGAGACCCGCGTCCGATGGGTTAGCGCGGGAGGGCGCATACGCCGTCTCCCGCACCTTTGCATACTCAAGAATCATCTGATTCCTCTCCGCTAATGAGAGTAAAGTTTTCGACCACCTCATCAATGTTATACTTTCCTTTAAACAGTCGATATGCCTTTACCGCTGCTCGGATCTCATCCGTGTTGAGCCATCCATTCTCTCGGAACTCTGAGCGCAGTTCACGCTTTTGCTCCTGATAAGGCTGGATGCACTCTTCGATAGCCGATAGGGAGCGGATATACTCCTTAACGTATTGCTTCTTCTCTTCGTATGTTGTGGCCATTAAAGCCCTCCTTGGTTACTCTCTTAATATATCATTTTGAGAGGGTGTTGTCAAGTAGTTTTATGGAATTTGTATCTTAAAAAGCTGGAGGATAAAACTCTTCATGAGGTTGTCTTTTTGTTGGTCGTTATCGCATTCTGAAAAAATGTAGTTATATGAGCTTTTGTGTTGACGAACATCATCTTCAAGGCGCTTTACTTCTTTTTTCATCCAACGAGTCTGTTGTTTGTAATTTCGCGATTGCGTAATCTTAAGCTTTTCGGCAAGATCAAGCAAAATAAAGTACTTTTTATTGTCGAGGGCTTCGCTAGCCTCTTTAAATAGCTTGATATTTTCCATTCCCTGCTCGATGGTTACCGCGTGGTTAATTTTATCAGGATGGAGGCGCATTGCGAGTTTTTTAAATAGCTTGCGAAAGGACTCGTGAATCTCTATGTCGTCTTGTGTCATCTCATACTCAGACGGAGGGGGGTTTTCAGAGGGTGGTTGGTAGGGAATTAAGGCTTCACACTGAGAACCGCTTAAATCTGAAAAATTTGGCGGCAAAATTTTGGAGGGATCTGCGTTATAGAGGTTATCAAGATGGTCTCTGTTTTTTTTATTAAGCTCCTTGATATTCAAATTATGACGTCCTGCAAAATTTAAAAAGTGCTCGTGGAATGCGGTGGCAGCTTCAACGTTAATTTCTTCTATAAGATCCTTCTCATTGTGAATGAATCTCATCTCATTCACGTGACGTCGCCATCGTATCTTGTCGGATATGCCCATCCCTCAAGCCCTCTGCTGTAAGTAGAGGCTCTTTTACTTAAACTTAAAGTCCACCCGGGCACTAATTTCCAGTTCTGGGATGCGTAAATGGTTAGCAAGGTTGTATTTCTTCGCGTCCTTGGCCTCGACGTACCAATCGGCGTGTCCCCTCTCGTGGATGATGTCCAAAAAATAGTTCTTGGAATGTCCGCAATTCTTTGCCATCATCTGGTACACCTTCTTGTTTAATCTCTCGGTCTCCTCGGCGCTGGCTTTGACCTCTTCTACTTTTCCCCACTTTAAAGAACTCACATCGTGAATCATCAGTGTGGCATCCGGGTCAATGTACCGATAGCCTTCGGTGCCAAAGCTAAACAAGAGCGCTCCGCATGACATGGCTTTGCCTTGAGCGATGGTAGCAACCGGCAGTCTGGAGTGTCGAATGTCTGATATCATTGACATCAAACTATACACCTGCCCACCGTAACTGTCAATGATAACAGGTACGACCGGCTGCCCCGTATTCTGGGCGCGTGACATGAGTCCTGCAAATTCCTTGGCGGCAACCTCATCAAACTTTCTGACGCGAATAACTATTGGCAAGTCATCGATTAATTTAGGCTCTTTTAAAAGAGGACTAAAATGTTTTATTATATTCACTTCTTATCCTAGTAGTTTAAATGTTTTCCCTATCGCGTAGGTGCTGAATCCCCAGTTCTCATCATAATTTAGGCGCGCCATGTACGGGCGGTTAAGATGAATGCGATCCTTCTCGGGCTTCACTGCCCAGCATCTGATGCGTGTGGATTCGTTGTTCGAATCAACCACCTCTACAATCCAATAAAGCTTTCCATTCTTGGTTTTGCGGGGGGTAATCTTACGTGGAATGAACCAACAAATCTGAAGTCGCGGATCAAACTCTGAGATGGGTGGGATAAATTTGTCCTGCAATTGTTGGACGGTATCGGTACTAATCACTAAGTTGATGGGAAACACGCCGGTTAAATCAGTTTTAAACTGGATGATTTCCTCTTCGGTGAAATCTCCCTCGGGACGATAGAGTTCGATGTTCTCCATCAGCTTTTTTAAATTCTTGGGACGCTCCACGATGCACGCAGACCAGAAGTGCTTGCGACCGGTGAACCTGTCATCTACAAGGTTGTCTAGTGCGCCACCACGCCCCAAAGCGTCAAGAGCCTTCTTATTAAGCTTGGAATATACTATATCCTCCCGAAACAACAGGTCTTCCGCGTTCATAAAGGGTCGGTTTGCCAAAATCTGCTCGATGGCGCTGGCTCCAAGTCCCTTAATCGAAGTCAAGGGTTGAATTAGTGTCTTTCCATCTTCACTAATCTCCCAGACTGTTCCAGACTTGTTAATGTCTAGTGGCGCGATATCGAATCCAAATTTCTTGGCAATGTTGATCGCTTTTTCTTTTCGGGTCTCCGGTTCTTTATCGAGGAAGGCTGCCATCCATTCTGCTGGATAATAATGCCATAGCCACGCACACTGGAAGGAAATGATGCTATATGAGACTGCGTGGGACTTATTAAAGCCGTAGCCTGAGAAGAACTCGAACTTATCCCAGAGTCTCTCGGCTGCGTCTCGGTTGATACCATTTGCCTCGCATCCATCCACAAACTTAACCTTCAATTTGGTTTTTATGTTTCCTTTGCCTGTTCCTTTCTTGGTCAAGACTTTACGCAGCATGTTTCCCTCATCGAGGGTGAGTCCCCCCAACTTATGCGCCAACAAGGCAATTTGTTCTTGAAAAATAAGAAAGCCAAATGTTTCTTCGGTGATCTGTTGAGCTTCGTCGTTGAGATACTTAATATGGTGGGGGCTCCCCTTGGCTTCCACATATTCATCGTGTACATTCGCTGCCAGGGGTCCCGGTCGATAGATGGAGGTGATGGCAGAGAGATCGATGATGTTGCGTGGCTTTACGCGCTTACAAAACTTCTGTGCGCCATGCTCCGTGAACTGGAAAACTCCTGCCCACCTACCTTCATGGAAAACACCCTCATACACCTCCTGATTGTTCATGTCTATGGCGTCCGGATGAAGATGTGAGTTATAATATTCTCGCACTTCCGCGAACGTAGGCTCTTCTACTCCATGATGACGACGAAGGATGTGTTCAATACATCCCTCCATCATCTTCAGCGTGGAGAGTCCGAGCAAATCGAATTTAATGAAACCCATGGGCTCCAAGTGCCTTACGTTCTGACCTTCTGCCCATGGTGCTTGTCGAACTCCGCCGGAGTTAATGAGGGGCATACTTTTATCTAAGTCTTCAGCAACAACAATACCCCCTGCGTGGCGAGAGCAGGAACGAACCTGTCCCACAAGACCCTCAACATGGGTCTTGACTGCTGGGTGTTGAGCCAAGTACCTCTGTAGGGAGGGGGAGAACTCCATCACCTCTTCCCACGTAGGGCTATACACGCCGGCACGGATGCCGTGCTTCTTCTTTGCTTCCGGTGTTGCCTCGCGCATCATGATAGAGGTAACTGTGTTGACCTCCGTAAAGGGAATGTTATACAGCTTAGAAATGTCCTTGATTAAACTTTTGAGCTGCAGTGTGTTCCAGTTTGAAATCGGTGCGACACAATCTTCACCCCACATCTCTACTAGTTTTTCTTTAAGTGTCATGCTGTCCGATACATCATAATCGATATCAGGATAG